TGAACGCCGCTGAGTGCGTCCTTCGGGTTCTCTTCGTCATTTCTTGGGTTCCTTTGCCTGCATTATCGCTGGCTCAGGCCCCAGCCGTTCCACTTATCCGGTTGTCCGAATTTGCGCGGCCACCTCTCATCGCGCATGAAAAATAAAACAATGAATAATGCGATCCCGAATTAATGCGAGATGCATCAATCGCGCATTTGAATTCGCACCCGGAAATTGGCGGGCAGTCGCACCCGAACACATGCATCGCACGTTCATGAGAGCAATGCACGGTTGGAAAGCGTTCGCACGTACATACGCGCGGCGACCGTCGATGTCGCGCGCGATGTGTCTCGGCGAAGCACTGGGGCGACCTCGATTGATGAAACATCTCGAATCGGGCGCGAACGATGACAGCGCCTAACGAATCGAACGCAGCCGCGCAGTCAATGCCGCACGTACGCAATGGCGAATCTTGCCTTCCGCCCGGGTCGAGATCCGACGGACGCAGAATGTCGCGCCAGCCCGCCATCTCGACGTGCGGCGCGCACGAATCGCCGCCGCGCGAACGCGTTAGCCATCCGGCCAGCTTCGCGCGGTGGCCCGACAAGGTAAACTCTCACTCAATTCCGTATACGCAGACAGATATCCGCAAGATGGCCACCCAAATCGACGCCTCCTCCGACGCAGCGGCAACGGCCGCCGCACAACACACGCCGATGATGCAGAGGTCTTTTCGCCTTATCTGACAGGGCTTGAATCAGAAAGCTACGCTAAAATCTACGCTCGACTTTTTCAGGATCGGCCGCTCCCGACCCGGAGCTGCCACTCAACGATCCAACCAACTTGCCCGAGACCGGACGTCGAGCGAGCATGTGCTCGACGGATGGATCCTGCTGTAAAGTAGTCCGTGATCGCTGCGAATACCGTAGCGTTAATCAGGGAGCACGTATGGCCGAAATTCAAGCAACTCTGGCAAAGCTGGCCGGCCTTTTGAAGGCGATTCAAAACACCGCAGATGAGGTAGTAGGACGCGGCGACATGAAGGAGCCGCGACGTCACCATAAGCGCGGCGACGTTGGTCATTACTTTGAACAGACATCGAAACACGTTGAAACCTTACGCGCCGCAATGCCCGAACTGTTCGGCGAGCTTCGGAAGATCGACACCGAGCCGGACACTCCGATGGCAACTGATCCGCCATCAAATATGTACAGCCGCGCCCAGATGCTCGCACTCGCTCGCGACATCTCGCAGATCTTTGAAATTCGCGCAAATAGCGAGCTTGCAGCGCCCGCAGCAGCAGAGAGGCCTCGCCGAGTGTTTATAACTCACGGCAATACGGAAGAGTGGCGCAAGGTTCAGCCGTTCATTGAGAAGGATGTGCGGATCGAGACCATCGAACTTGCCCAGGAGTACAACGGCGGCCAAACGATCATCGAGAAGCTGATCGCGAACGCGGATCGCTGCGACTCGGCCGTGATCGTTTGGACAGGCGACGATGTGGACGGCGCTGGGGTTAAGCGCGCCCGAGAGAACGTCATGCACGAGATCGGCTTCTTTCAAGGCCGCTACGGTCGCGGTCGCGTCATCCTGCTTCACGAGGAAGGCGTCAACGTTCCCTCGAACCTTTACGGTCTGGTCTACTCGCCTTTCCCTAAGGGAACCGTCGAAGCGTCGTTCCACCTTCTGCAGCGCGAGCTGACCCACCTCTACGGGCTTTGATTACAGTGTCTTGAGCACTTCCCAACGGTGCTCATCACCTGTCCGAAAGCCGACAGTCGCGAACGTCTGGTCGTGGCCGCATTCGGCCGCCCGATGCCAACCCGGAGCGGCCATTTGCATACACCACCGCCCTCGGTCAGATAGCCCAAGGCGCATACGGCCGCAGCGCGTCGACCGTCTGTACGAGACCTTGGTTGGCCATCGTGTCGAGATAGTCTTCCACTGACTTCGGCGGATTCTTCATCGACTTGCGATGTCGCGCGACCGCCTCCATCACCTTGTGCTTGTTCAAGTCCCACAAGTCGACGATAAAGTCGTCGGGATGCTGCGCCGACACGTTGTACTTTGCGACCCGCTCCTTGGGAAAATCCTTGATGTTCATCGTGACGATGAGTTCCGCCCCAGCATGCATGGCCGCCGCGACGACATGACGGTCGTCAGGGTCGGGCAACTCGATCACCGCGATCAGATGCTCATAGTTTTCAACTTTCGCGTCGCGAACATGCATGTCCATCAGTTCCCGCGTACGCTGGATCGCCTCGGGTTTCAGGTCGGTTCGCTTCGCGAGCAAATTCCTGGTCCACTCGTCATGAATCATATCGGTCCAACGCGCGCGGTACAGGTCCGTCAGCGCGAGATGCATCAACAAGTCGCGCAACGGAGCCGGATATAGGACGCACGCATCGTAGACAACGGTAAAGTTCGACGACATCCAATCAATATCCCATTCCAAGTTCCTGCGCCTGGGCCGTCAGTTCAGCCAGCGCGTCGAGACGGTTCGCATCGATCTTGTTTTTGTACTGAATCAGATCCAGATACATCACGCGTCGATGCGTATTTACCTTCCGGAATGGAATCTCGCCCTGCTCAAGAAGTTGAACCAGGTACGGACGCGAGACATTCAGAAGGTCGGCGGCTTGCTGGGTCGTCAATTCGGCATGGATTGGAATGATCGACACTGCGTTGCCATTTCCGATCTGATGGAGGATCTCGTCTAGCAGCCTCAATGCCGAGGTCGGAAGCGTGACCGTATGCGTATCCCCCTTCTCGTCCTTGAAATCAAACTGCTGAGTCTCGGCGTGGCTGTTCACGACCGTGACCAAATTCCGCCGAGACTCGCGCGCGAGCTCGGCCTCGTGTTCGGACGGGAGGACCGCAGGAGTGACAGTGGTGTTCATGATCTATCTCGGTGATATCAAGCAAAGTGTCGACATCATAAATCGAAATATTCGAAACAGCAACCAATTCGAAATATCCGAAACGAAAGGAAGGTGTCCCCTATATCCGCCGCTCATAAAAAGGGAATGAACATACGACCGGCCGCGCTGCCACCCAATCGCGATGCACGAGCGGCGACTAAGCACGCGGCTCGTACCCGTACAACCGGAATGCCCATCCGCCGACAAAGACGATGTGCTGGCGCCACGGCTCCAGGGTTAACGCAAGTCTGCTGAATTCCGCGAAGCTGCTCATACTTTCTCTCCTACTACTTTTGCCAGAACGCCGTGCTCAAGCTCGGCGGCCTGCTCGGCACCGCGCGTCGGGTCGGCGGAAACGTCAAGCCATGTCTGGATGATATCGGTCACCCAGACTCCATCACACATGACGCGCCCGCGAAGCAGCGATTGAGGGTACTGGTGCTGCTTCAGGATCACATCCGGCCGTTCGCCCTCGCGCGCACGCTTCAAGCCCCGCCAGCCTTCAGCTGCTGCGAGATCGGGCACCCACAGGGTCGTTATGGCACCGTGAACGTGCCCTACGCGCAGAGCGTTGGCCGCCGCAAACTGCCCGAGCGTCGCCCCGTTTTCGCGCTTGAGCGTCTTTCGTAACTGCTGCTCCTCGGGAAGGCCTCCCGCCAGGAATTTCATCGGCACGCTGGCGGCCGGTTTCACGTACGCTGCCTTCCAACGATGCGCAAGCTTGCGTCGCTGCACGATCCGCAGATGGGGCGCAAACTCGACCAGGCCCTCTACTTTCAGCGCATTGATGAGCCGAGTAGCGGTCATGACCGCAACGCCAGCTTCGCGCGCAAGCTCGCTCGCCGTCATGTATATCTTCTCCGGGGCACTTATCAGGTTCTCGCGCTTGATGTCGACCGCGAGCAGGAGCTTGAGCATCCATTGGGCGAGGTCGGAGAATACGAGCGTCGGCAGTGCCGAATGACTGCTGCGCCGCACGGTCACCGGCTGCTCATCGGCCTGCAGCTCCGGAAAATCTGCGTACAGGGGCACGTCGGAGAGGATGGCAAGCGGCTCACCGTTCCCGTACTCCCTATGGAAGCTCACCAGCTTTTTGATAAGCGCGGGCGATGCGATTCCCACCCAGAGGACGACAGCCGGGCGTGATCGGTCTTGCCGTGCGTTCGCGCGTGCGCGCGACTCCAGCAGAGCCTGCGAGAATAGCGGGATCGCGCGATCGGCACGGCCTTCGGTCAGCGCCTTCAATACGACGTGATACGTCTGGCCACGGGGGCTCGTTAGAATGAAATCCCCACCCCTGCCGTCCTCGCCCTTCTCAACGACGTCCCAGCCATGGCTTTGGAAAAGCGAATGCACGGAGTGGCGCGCGAGGCGGTCGGCGGCTCTGGTTACGAAGTGTAGGTCGCTCATATCACTTACCCATGCATTTCAGTTGGCCATGTCAAATCACATGGCCACGTTAATTCACACGGCCATGTTACGCTTACGGTCACATCAAGGCAAGCGGGATTGCGCACTTCCAACACTCCATATAAGGAACAAGAACTGATCGAATGGCTAAGATCGCACCGGCGCACAAGGGTCACTGGTAAACTCGCGCGTCCAAAGTAACTTTCCGCCGGACCCATGAAAACTCCGTCGACCGACGTCCTCGCAGGCCACACGCCAGTGATGCAGAGGTCTCTTTGCCATATCTGACAAGGCATTGATCGAAAAGCTACGCCAAGACCTACGCTTGCCCCTTTTGAGACCGGCCGCTTTCGACCCTGAGCGGTCGTAGAATCTGACCGTTTTCGGGACGGAGAACGCGAACGAGAGTGCGGCGCTTGTTAGGTCAATCACCGACGTATCCTAATCCGGGACGAAGCAACGGGGGGACCATGAAACTGATGCGTGCTGTAGCCGCTATGGCAGCCCTGCTCCTCGCGGCTCACGCGATCGCCGCGACCGATGCGAGCAGCCTGCAGGTACTCGACGCGCGCATCGCTGACGCAAAGCAGGCGGAGACAGCGGCAAGCAAGGCCGCCGACACCACTTGCGGCAATGCGGGCTATGCAATGGGACAACGCGATCTAGGGCTGCCCAACAACGCCAATAGTCAATTCACCCAATGCATGGACGCCATGCAAGCGAGCAATGATGCAATCGGCTTTGTCTCGTACCTGTACGAGCAGCGCTCGCATTTGACTGGGCAGCCATTGCCCAGAGAGTATGCGTGCAGAGGCAAGCCTAATCTCGGGGCACCACACCCAGACGCCAAGGGCCACTACACGGTGTGCCCAAAAGACCCGGACGATCACAGCTATAAATTCTGGATCATTACGCAAGTACGTATGCAAGTTGGCAGCGCCAAGGAAACGTGGAGCGACGGGGGCATCATATCGATGCGCCGCTACAACAGCGAGCCCGAGTGCCGAGCGGGCATTGCCAAGTACGAAGACTCCCCGTCGAAGGTTCCATACACCCTTAAGGACGGGGTGATAGTCGGTGATGTGTGCGTCGAAGTGCTCATCCCCGATGCGCGCGAGCTGCAGCAATGAATCGCGCCTCATGCAATCGGTACACGCAGCCCGAATCTCGCCAAGCTGCGATCGGCAGCACGCGACCCATTGCTGCCGATAGCGAACGTCTGCTTTCGAGAAGGCTGAACGCCATCGCCCACTGGTTGTCAAGAAAGCGCATTGAGCAGGGCATCGAGTGAATCAAGGCAATCGGGGGTTAGCTCGCACGAACGTCGACATAGACTTCGATAAAGTGCGGGGAATTTCCATCAGCAAGAATCCGAATTCTGGTTCGCCCTTCCCGCGTACCGACCTCGTTTCGATCTTCGGCAGCTCGTATAACCTTGGCGAGTCCCTCCAAGAAATCTGCTACCCCGTTCTCGACTGCGTTTGTTCGGTCGTTACCAGCACGGTGAGGCGCAGTACGCTCAGAATCGTTCGAGCTTTCGGAGGACGTCAGCGTGGCTGACCAACCCGATGGTTGTAACGCCAATGCCAACACAGCGACCAATGTGCCAAAAAGAAGTAACCCGGCAAATGCGTTGATTCCTGCGATAACCTTTCCCCCGTGCGTAAGTGGTACAACATCACCAAAACCAACGGTCGTCATGTTGATAACGGTAAAGTAACAAGCATGCAGGAAAGTCCACCCGCTCTCGAAAGCACGTATCGAAGCTGAGCTGACTGATACGTATGCAACAGTGACGATGAGAAGACCGAAAACCCACGGGAGGTTCTTTCGCAGATCCCGCCTGACCTCGGCTGCAGGGGCCACCATCAACTGCATAACGCCATCGTTCTTCACGGGATGCCTCCATTCATAGCGGCGGCGAGTTAACTGAATATATAGACCCGTGGGTCCAGTTTTATATGCTGCACCAGCTACCATTAACAGACGCGCTAGCGATTCTGAAGCAACTTTGCAACACCCAGCCCAGATAGCATATGCGCGGTATAGCCAGACTCAACTAACGTGGGCATGAGGATTCTGCGCGGTGCCGCCAGCCCAACAAGAGCGCGCCTTGAACGGCCGCTATTCGGCAATTTGATGGAAGTTGCGACTGGCAGTTCCTGGCCGAACGCGGCCGGCCACCGCCCTGTGACGCACGACCGTCCCAGATCGACCCACCTCTGCCACTTGGCTCTGCGCCGCGTCAAGGACGGCTTCCAAAATACAACGGTCATACCTGCGGTTGTGTGCTCGGTGAGTCGTCAACGGAAGGGTAATGGTTTTCTCGTTACGTGTACTTGTCCCCGGCAGCTTTACAGAGCTCAATGCAGCGCTTGATCCAGCTTTCATACCAGTACCACGCGCCTTCTACCTGCACGCCATACCCCTTGCTCGGATTTTTTGCGTCTTCGCTCCTCCACATGTTTACGTGGTCCGGCTGCACTCGGAATTTTTGAAAGCCGGCCTTGCGAATCTCTTCGACAACCCGAGTTGGGAGATACTTTGCGCGCTCCACGTCTTTCTTGACCCAGTACTCCTTGTCGATCGTCTTGGCGAGTTCGGAATTTGGATCAATAAATTCGATCACTCGATCCGCTTGTCCGGCCTTGTTCACCAATTTTTTCTTGAACAGTAGACGATATGAGTACCTCGGGTTGTTGTATTCGTCGTGAGTGAGCGCAGCATCAAATTCCGCGACATAGGCTCGAAGTCTCTCTGGAATTTGCCCGTGTGCTGACGTACCGGAAACCTGCTCTTCGGACAATTCGATAAACTGTATACTGTACGTGAGATACGAGTCGAGCCCGTGTCGCTTTCCGAACAGTTTCTTTACATACTCGTTGTAGTTCAGCGAGCAAGCTTGGTAACGTCCACTGAGGAAGTTGTCGAGTGATCTGGTCATCTGATGTTCGATTTCGTGACGAAGTCCAACGAGAAAGCGAAGATTGTTAGCAGTATCCTTATCGATAGGGGACGTCTTTTCATTCAGGCAGCGCTCAAGCTCCCAATATCTGAATGCTCCGCGTTTGGTCCGATCGAATTTACGCCTAGCTCCTTCCTTGGTGAAGTATCGGTACTCAACTCTTTTTCGTCGATAGTGCGCGTGCAAAAGATATGTCCACGCAATAACCATCAGAACGATAAATGTTTCTGATTTAAATGAGGTGTGAGGGTCGTTAAAGGCACGAATTGCACAAAGTGCCGCCTCACGCGATTTCGCGAGGAGCTCCAGCGCTAAGGACCCTACTGTTCGATTACGTGTGCTCATGAAGTCAGCAAACAACGATCGATTCTAATAGAAGTTTGGGGGGCCTGCGGTTTACCCTTGTATTTGAGGTGCCACCCTGCTTGCAGACACTGTCGATCGTGCAGCGAATCACAGTATCCGCCTAATAACCTCCGCCCCCCTCATTCGGATCACTTCGACTACGTAATGTGCAATATCCGGGACGCCGTGATCAACCACCAACTCTGCCACTGGCTTTAAAGGTTGCCCCAAACGACCGGCTGGATAATCTGAAATGCGTCGAAAAGTGTTCGTGCCGCGCGGGTGTGGAATAGGCCAAGTGTTCCCTGAATTCATGTGACAAAGCCAGATCTGATTCGCATACGCACTGATGAACGGTGCCGCATCGATGATGAGAACGTCGTGTTCCAACGTGCGGTAATCCCTAGCATTGAGAAGACCGAGGAGGCGTTTTTTCGTCGCCCAAAAAAATACCTTGGCGTTGATGATGCGATACCAGTCCTCAGGGGTAATACCATTCTGCAATGCCGTTATAAGCCGTGCGCGAGGCATTGGCTTCTGATCACGAAGTACAATGCTGGCCGGATGATTAATAATCACTTCCATCTTAATCGGACGCTGCTGGCTTTCATATCTCAATCGATCCGCCCCTACCACTCCGAAGTGATCCAGCACTGCGCTTGTGCTCAGCAATCCACGCCTTTTTATGCTTTCCCAGGTGTCTCGTTCAGCCATATGATAGAGACGCGGGTATCGATCAATCAGCTTTGATATTTGCATATGTTGTCATCAAGCTCGGGAGCGAGCCGTCCAATTACGACGGTCGATTAGCGAACGCAAATCGTCTATACACTCCTCATGGCGAGGAAAGCGGGTATTTATAAGTGAAACCGGTGCCTGCGAAACACGCTCAAGCTCTTCGACAAACTTGATGGTATCTTGCGTCAGTTGTTCGAATCGCCGCGCATTTCGGTTGCTGGCGTGGATATAGTCCGCAAACGTTAGCACAATATCTGTCGGTGCATTAAGGGCGCAGGCCCTGCGAAACTGGTCCCATTCAAACCAACCGACGCGACGCTTTCGTTTAGTAGTCGAGGTTTTTTCGGCGCTATGCAACGCAGCGGCATCAAGTTCCGCGTGTTTCGCAATGGCATCGAACGTCGTCTCATGTTTGAGTGGACCTGAAGTGTGCCCTTCATCGCCGTCCGGGTCGCCCACCCGAATGGGCATCGGACGGATCACCATTAGAATTTTGCGCACGCGGCTCGGTGAGATGCCGGCCTCCGCGAGGCAACCAGCAACGTTGGTATCGCGCGAGGTCACATAAGGGTATGTGCCATGAAAGAGACTTAGTCCACTTCCTTGGGTGCCTTCGAGTAGGATGGATTGCCGTTTCCGGTAGGCTTCTTCCAAGCGATCGGTGGTGGCACCGTGATAATTTCCAGGTGTACCGACATACGGCGCGAGTGCGGGGACGTCCCGTGCCATATGAAAATGTGATTTGCCACGACTAACGATACGTCGAGCTGTAGCAGCACCGCTGCCGCTGCCAGTCGACGCAATAGTCGAGACGAGATGCCGGCCTTCACTCTCGATATCCTCGTCCTCGATAATCGTCGCCTGTGGGTCGATAAACAATCGGTCCGGGCCAATGCTACAGTCGCAGATCTCATCGAATAGACCTTTGAGACGAATGGTCATACCGGGACCAAGAAGCAAGCGAGAATCCACGTCGCGAGCCCCAGAGGGCAAATGATGATATGTATAAGGTCCGTTCGTGCTGGCGACAGTATGTCCTGCGTTTGGCCCGCCGACTCGCACCATTACGTCATATTCGCGAGCGAGGTACGAAACTACATTTCCCTTGCCCTCGCTGCCATACTGACCACCGATCAACACATCGACGCACCGGATATCAGGCGGAGTGAACAAATGCAAGCGGGCGGCGACGCGGATTAAGGTATCTTGGGCATCGGAACGAGTAGTGTAGATGCGGACATCGGCATCGTTCTTGAGCGCGACAATGTCCTTCTCATCTTTTAGGCGGTCTACTTCCTCATACGAGAGAGCATTCTTCTTTGCTGCCTCCGTTTTGGCGTACCGCTCCTGCAACGTTTCCTTGCTTGCGTATAGGTGAACATGAATGAGGTTTTCCCCAAATACTTGCCGAAATTGAGCTACTTGCGAAGGGCTGCCGACATGATCCACGACCACTGACTTAGTCGAGTCTAGACCTTCTATTGCCTCAAGCGTGGCATGCAGCAGCCACCTTGAATCGGTGGCTTCATCTGCGTGCCGTCCCCGTACTGCCAACTTTTCCCTTTCATTTGCATCGATTTCGGTATTGCAAAAGTCGACCAATACCTGCCTGGCACGGACAACGCGGAACTGAAATTCCTGTTCAAGTAGATTGGCAAGTCCAGTCTTACCACTACAGGTTTTCCCGCTAACGATGACAATCTGACGGTTATTCATGCGTTACCCCCAACCAGGCGTCGATAATCCGAGCAGCGATGTCGCTTGCGCGAAGCGTGGTGGAATCAAATATCTCATCTGCCATCGCGCCAAGTGACCGAGCGGCAATTTCGTTGGGATGTGTAATCGCGGCAACGTAGGCCGCATCGCCTGGTGCGACTCCAACTACATAGCGCTCGCGCAGAACATCCTCTGACGCAGAGAGATGGACATGTCTGACAATTTGCCCGAAGTGGGCGCGGAAGTGCTCGACCTGGCGAGGCTTGCGAACCGCATCAAAAAGCCAATTCTCGACTGAAGGGCTTGCGGCTATAGCCGGAATGGTGACCGCGTCCACAACCCATGCAAAGTCCGTTTCGATGTCGAGCTGGTCACCCGTTTCCTGTAACCACGAACGCATGTCTGAAACGGCACCCCGCTTGCCACAAGTCCGCAAATATCCGCCGCTACTGATTCCTGAGAAATCGTGATTTTCTTTCAGTGCGTAAGCAACGGAACTCTTGCCGGCGCGCATGGCTCCGCTCAGCAGCAGTAATCGTTTAACCGTCATTGCAGCCCCCGCGTCGCAACGAACAGCCTATTGGTTACATACCTGATGTTTATCGCAGATTCCGCGACCGATTTGGCAACTGCTTAATAGACATATTTTTGGCCACTGCAAAATTAGCGCCTTATGTCGATTTGCAGAATTTCTGCTCACAAGCATTGGCGACGCGTCAATGTGCGCGCACAAAGCAGCCCCATCGAATAAATGACGTTTTCCCAGACGATGGGTTCTCGCCACACAGCGGTCTCGTGAATCAGTTTATGCTGCTTCCCGCAGACCTCGCTTAGTACGTGTTTATCCAGACTATATGGCAAATATTTTTCAACAGTTAGCCATATTCGGATAGGGAATTCATCATTATCGATAACCCTGATCCCCCCCCTCTCAATCATCGAGCACAGATTGTCGAGTCGACAGTGCAGTACCAACTCGGCTGTTGGCTCTTGGGCGATCGATGATGATCGCCAGAAATCCTGTGAACCCGCCATTCTGCACTTGATACCATGCGATGCAACGATCCAAGGTAGCCGCTGAGTGGGGAAACGCAACGTTCATCAGCGGCTGCTTGCCTGAACGAAACCGCCGTGTCTGAGCGGCCGAGCAACGGGACGGGCGAATGACGCTTCCTGGCTGCGGATTCAACCGGTCGATGCCAACCCGGAGCGGCCATTTGCATACACCACCGCCCTCGGTCAGATATCCGCATACGATCGCCCCAGCAGTGGCCGCAGTCGCGCCGTCGTCGAATCATTCGAGCTCACACAGCTCCGCCGATCGATCGTAGTTGAGCTTAAAAATTGACATCCGCACCTGACATATTCACCGGGTGCGGCGACATTTCGCCGGCATGTACACTACGTGCGTCTAGAACAATAAGGGCCGAGCGATGCCGATCCGCTGCACATTCGTCTTGAACAATCAGCCGACGTCCGCTTTTCATTGTCCCGGCGTAGGTACCCTACCCGCGTTCTCCGGCCGCAGCTCGGGACGGGACAATCCGAACGCAACTTCGCTTGAGAAAATCGGCCCGATTCCCAAGGGCACCTACTACATCGTCGATCGCCAATCTGGCGGAAACCTAGGATGGCTCTACGACCTGTGGGGCAAATTCGGCTACGGCACATCCGACCACACGAAGTGGTTCATGTTGTGGAACAAGGACACAGGCGATAGCACCTATGTCGGCAAGGTGAGGCGCGGCGCGTTTCGCCTGCATCCGATCGGCGCGATGGGATTGAGTGAGGGGTGCATTACCGTGGCGAACGCGGTCAGCTTCGAGAGGTTTGCGGCATTCCTTCGCAAGAATGGCCCGGACCTTGCCGTACCGGGCACGAACCTCAAAGCCTACGGCACGGTGGACGTGAAATGAAAAAGCTCGGCAAATGTGCGCTCAACACGATCATTACGCTCGTGGGCGGATGGGCGCTTGCCAACATCGTGATCCGACTACCGATCGAAATGCCGGGGTTTCTCGATGACGGCATCCGAGCAATGCTGAATCTGACCGGACATCCCGAGCTCGCGAATCCCGACGATATGGAGGTGTTGGCGATGACGGCGATTCTCATCGCCTCGATCATCGTGGTCGGCGTGCTCGTCACGCTCGCGAACGTTATCATCAAGCGGTCAATCGCCCGCAAGGCAGCACCCTGAATTGCGTTATGGCGGGAGTCCCGCCATAACGCACCGCGTCAGAACAACCCGGCCGGCTCCGCCGCATCGTCCCAACTGAAAATGATCAGCTCGCGACGATCAACGCCCTTCCCCCCGCCCACCGTGTACTGAATCGGCACGCTCTCGATGTGGAACCCGTCGAACGCACGACGGACCTCCGGATGGTCGTTGAGGCTGACGATCGCGCGCCCCTTGATCGACCGCAGCCGCTCGGCCATCTTCTCGTACTCCCCGAACGGAAACGCGACGCCGTACCCCTCCGTTTCGAAGTACGGCGGATCGAGGTAGAACAGCGTATGCGGCCGATCGTAACGATCGATGCAGGCCGCCCAATCAAGCCGCTCGATGTACGCATTCGCGAGTCGGATGTGCGCGGCCGACAGTTCCTCCTCAATGCGCAGCAGGTTCAGGCCGGGCGGCGTAGTCGTCGCCGTCCCGAACGTCTGCCCCTCCAACTTGCCGCCAAAGCAACTTTTCTGGAGGTAGTAGAACCGTGCCGCACGCTGGATATCGGTGAGGGTTTCCGGGACAGTATGCTTGAGCCATTCAAACACCTGACGGCTCGTCAGCGCCCATTTGAACTGACGCACGAACTCTTCGAGATGGTGCTGAACGACGCGATACAGGTTCACCAGCTCGCCGTTGATGTCGTTGATCACCTCGACCTTGGCGGGCGGTCGCATGAAGTAAAGCGCAGCCCCGCCCGCGAATACCTCGACGTAACAGTCGTGCTTCGGAAAGCGCGGGATGATGTGATCCGCGAGGCGACGCTTGCCGCCGATCCAAGGAATGATGGGATTTGCCATTGTGAAAGCCGTTTTTAAACTTGGTGTAGAATCCGGCCCGCCTACCGGTAGGTAGCAGGGCCTTGGCTGATTCACTGGCGCTATCAGTGGAAAGGCGACCGTCGCGCGTGTTCCCGCACGCACGCCGGCCGCCCTGTTTCTCGTTACTTCTCCTCGCAGCTCGGCGTCTCGGGCCGAACCGCACACACGTAGCCCTGTAGGGCCGTCAGTTTGTCGATCTCGCGCTGATCGTCCCCGGCGACGGCAAAAACGCGCTCCGCAAGCGCTCCGTCGAGGTCCGCGTAGGCGGTGGCACCATCGCCCATGCCGGCGGGGCTGCCAGCGCCGGACAGACCGTCGCGACCGGCTGCCGCGCAGTTTCGGACGACGACGCGCAGCCGCTCAGTGCCAGCGCCAAGAGCAGCCCGCAGGCTGCGATTTTCGGCTTCATGCTTGTTTCTCTCCTTCGTGGTTTTCGCGTCGACGGCCGCAACCCGCGATGCCGCCGCGTCGTGCGCGGCGATCGCGCGCTGCTCGGCGTCGAGCGCTGCGCGCGAGATCGCGCCCAACGCTTCGGCGTGCCGTTGCGCATCGAGCGCTCGTGCGGCCTGCTCGTCGGCAAGCCGGCGTGCGCTGATCAGGTGGTCGATGCCTGCGCCGGCCGCCATGCCGAGCAGCGCGGCCAACAAATACGGAATGGCTGCCTTCGGCATCACAGCCCCCGCTCGCAGATCGCGCGCTCTTCCGCGCGCCGCTTCACCAAGCCGGGCAACACCCGGCCCCGCGCCGTCACCCACTGCGGACGTCCGTCGTCGGCCTCGTTCATCGCGCGGCACGCGCCACGCAAATCGCCCGCGCTGAAGCGCTTCGCTGTCGTGCTGCTGCAATAGGCCGTCGGGCCGATGTTGTCCGCGAAGCTCACGGCGGCAGCGAGCTGATAGGGACGCGCCTTCAAGCTCGGCGTGCATCGAAGCACCGCTTCCGCGTGCGTGATCAGATGCGCTTCGAGCGACGCGCGACACTCGGCCTCGCTGTACGCCTGGCCGACGACAACATCGCGCGTATCACCCATGCACTTCGTCGGGATGCCGACCGGGTCGAGATACCCGACCAGCTTGACGCCCTCGAACTTCGGCACGGCCACCGCCAGCACACCGGCCGCGATCGCCCCGACGGCACACACGAGCGTTTTCTTCGGCACCTTGATCACGCTTGCCCCCCTCGACGCCCCTTGTTCTTGATCAGGTAGTAGCACTGAAGGCAGATGTAGCCGCCCGTCAGCATCGACACGAGCAGCGACGCCCACCAGTTCGCATCGTGTCCCGATGCCCACAGCCATAGCGACGATGCAACCGGCGGGGCGCTCCTCGCAGCGCTCGCTGCAATTTCGCCTTTCACAATAATCGACCCCATAAAAAAAGCCGCCCGAACTATTTCGCAGCGGCTCACACTCATCTAGTTAATCTTCAGAAAATCGCTTCACCCACCAAAATTGGCAGTATCACAGTTCCATTTAAAATCTTAGCATTCAATCTCCGGGAATTGATAGGACGAGCACAAAGAGTGCCCCTATCGCCTCTCTACCGCCCGCCATTAATTGGATAATTGGAGTCTAAAAATGAGTCAGTACATCATCGAATACGCAGCCCAAAAGAATTTTGCGATTGGCGTCACCGATAAAATGGCGGGCAAATCCGTCGTACTTCTCGACCTCCGAAAAAATCCCGATCCGAGCAAATATATATGGGAAGTGCAAGATGATTTTACGATTGCTCTTCACTCATCTTCCGACAATCTGATCATCGATGCAGCCAATCTCACAGATCAATCACCCTTAATTCTTAGCACTTACGACCCCGACAACGTCACGAAAACACAGAAATGGCGTTATAAGGATAGCTTTTTTAAAAACGACACCAACACAAAATATTGCATCGACCTCGACAATCGCAAAGTTTCCGACGGATCCACCATCTGGGTCTACACTTCCAACGGATCACCGGCTCAGCAGTGGATTCTTTCCCCATACAGCTCACAGTTTGTCGAGCAACTAACCAATTTGAAGTAATTTAACCAATTCGCCGGAACGCTAATAGATAGCATTCCGGCGAATTAAAATCTAAATTCTTTCCATACGCACTCTTTAATTTAAACCGTCGTGATCGCACGTAAACGGCTTCCCGAACTAGGGTACGCACGATCTATCTCATCGGCACCGGAATCACCAGATTGATTTTCTTCGCCTGCTTCTTGCCGTGACCGGCCTTCGCCTTGCCCTTGTTGCCGGCGGTCAGCACGACTTCCGTCTCCCAACTGCGGCCGGCGTATTCGTGCGTCACCGACTCGACGAGGAAATCGCCGTCCGCGTCGCGCTTGAAACCCTTCAGCGTCACGGTCTTCTCCGCTGACACGTCGGCGCGGCCGAGCATCCGCATGCGGCTTGTCGCCGTGTGCCGGTTGAGCTTCGTCATGCGCGCGTGTGCCGCCGCCTTCGCGGCCTGCGGGCTCGCGAACGCGTGCCGCTCGGTATGCACGGCCGCCGCGCCGGGCGGCGCATCCGGATTCGGGATCGTCAGATCTATCTTCTTGCCCGACTTCGCGTCATGCACCTTCGTCCGCACGGCCGCGAAGCTCGCGCGATCCGGAAACGCAATCTCATAGTCGATCAGTTGATCCGGCCTGAGCACGAGCGCCGGCAGCGCCTTGCCGCTCGCGCTCTTGCCGCCGCCGATCGGCGTGACGATCAGCTTGCCCGCCTTCACGGTCGCGGTCGCGCCGTACTGCCGCGCGATCCGCGTGACGAAGTGCAAGTCGCTTTCGCCGAACTGATCCGCGCGCGGCACGACGACGTCGATCGAACACGCGGCCGCCCACTTGTTGCGCCGGGCGATGTCGCCGACGACATCGGCGAGCTTCGCGTTCGACCAGTTGCCGTAACGGTGCGTCTTCGACGTCGCCCGCAGGTTCGCCGGCCGGCCCCGGATCACGACGGTCGCCGGCGGCCCGCGCAACACGATCTCGTCGATCGCGTACTCGCCGAGCGCCGACAGCCCTTGCCCCGCCCACCCGAGCGAGATCTTCAGCGTCGCGCCCTTCGGCGGGAAGCGGATCACGCCGTCGCGGTCGTCGAGCTCGATCTCGCACTCGTCCGCCTCGAGGCCGGGCTTGTCCGTCGTCCGGATCCGCAGCACGCGATCCTGAATCGTGCGCGTGATGTCCGCGCCGTTCGCGATGATCTGGAATATCGCCTGCATCGCCCGCCCTCACGACCACAGCTGGATCGGCTCGTCGCGCGGCGCGTCGAGATCCGGCAACGTGATCAGCACGCCCGCGCGGAACGGCTGCGGCTCGCGCGCGAGGCCGGGATTCGCCGCATACACGGCTTCGACCGTGCCGCTCAGCGTGCCGTACGCGGCGTAGCAAAGCGTATCGAGCACGTCGCCGTCAGATGTTCTTAAAGTCCTCGCCATAGCGGCCAAACTCCAGACTGTAGGTTTGCTTACGCGGCGCTCCATCCGGCATGAGCGCCTCCTGTTCCTCTTCAACGCTTTGCAGATACCAGCGCCCGAGCACGTCGCCCGTGCCGGCCGTCAGTTGCACCGGCTTCATCCGTCCGCCGATCGCGCGCAACGCCTCCAATTGGCGCGTGCCGGCCCCGAGCGCCGGGAACACGACGCCGGACAGCACGATCGTCTCGCCGCCCTGGCTGACTGCCTGCAACGCTTCCGGCCGGTTCAGGCGCTCTTGCGACGCGACCTTGTAGCGCGTCGTGCGCCGCAGCTTGTCGTACGCGGCCGTCGACAGCCCGAAGTGGAAGCGCCGCCCTTCATCCGTCGTCAGCGTCAGCAGATGTGGGGTAGCCGATGCCGTGTCCGCGCCCAGTGAATCGAACACCGCGCCGAGCCCGGTCGCCTGCGACACCGATTTCACGGCCTTCGCGGTGTCGGTGCCGACGACGGCGGCGAATTGCGTCTCGACGCCCTTCAGCGCCCCCGTCACCGATTGCGCCGCCGCGTGGATCTGCGGATGGTTCGAGGCGTTCGCGATCCGCAGCACGCTGCCGACCGCGCCCGCCGTCGCGCGAAACCCGCGCGTCACCTCGCCGACCTTCGGGCTCAGATCGGTCGCGACCGACAGCGCACTGCTCGCGCCGTTCAGCAGCTCGGCGGCCGACGTCAGGTTGCCCGTCGCGAGCTTCGTCAACGTGTCGACCGTGTTCTGACTCGCCGCGCGATTGCGCTCGTAGACACGGCTGACGTGCTGCGCCCGTTCGGCCGCGATGCTGGCCTGCGTCGCCGCCTGCGTGATGCTTTTCACGAAATCCATCGCCCCTCCTACAAGTGCGGCGCGTCGAACAGCGCCGACCGGTTGTTGCGGTCCATCGACTGGGTCATCGCGCGTTGGATCTGCGGATTGATCCGCGCGAGCAGCCGGTCGGCCATCGCCTGATCGGCTCCACCGTCCAGCTTGATGTGGAAGACCGGCGCAAAGCTGTTTTGCTGCTCGACCTTGAACGCGCGCCGCTCGGCGACGCCGGGCGCGACGAGCGCCTTCGCGTTCGCGACCGCGCGCGCGGCGTCGGGCTCGTCGCCGCGTCGCTGAGTCGTCCACCGGGCGAGCGCCCCGAGCAGCTTCTGGCCGGCGAAGCTGCCGATCGCCCCGCCCGCGACGCCGCCGATCGCCGCGCCAATCGGCCCGCCGAACGCGCCAATCGACGCGCCGAGCTTCGCGCCGACGACGCCGCCCGCGAGACTGCCGCCGATGCCCGCGAAGTTTTCCGCCTTGCGCGCGCGCGTGTCGCCGCCGGCCGCCACCGCATAGGCGTCCTTCGCCGCAAGCCCGACCTTCAGCACCGTCCCGGCGAGCGCGATCTTCCCCGCATACGGCAACACGCGGCCGGCGACACCGCCCAGCGCGCGGCCGAGCCGCCCGAAGCGCCCGCCTCGGCCCGCCTTCCCGGTCGTCGCGCCCGCCGCGCTCGCGATCAGGTCGCCGACCGATCCACCGCCGATGCCGCCGCCCGGCAGGTTGACGACGAACACGCGCTGCACGCCGCTGGCCGCCGCACCGAGCGCGTCGAGCGCCTGGCCGCCACGACCATTCTTCGCCGCCTTGCCGCCCTTCCCGCCGCCATCCCGCGCCATGCGCCCGCCGCGCGCCACGTCGAGCACGCCGCGACCGATCGACCACGCCGCACGCGCGCCGCGATAGGCGATCGCCGCGCCCGCGACGCCGATGACGGCCGCCGCCGCACGCGGCGACGCATCGACGATGTCGCGCACCTTGCCGCCCGCTTGCTTCACCTGCTCGCCTGCGAGATCCGTCACGGGACGCAGCGCGTCGCCGATACTGCGCATCGCGTCGTCCCACTGATCCACGACCTCTTTCCAGATCTGCTTGGATGTTTCGCGGCGGTCATCGAGGTCTTTCTGGATCTGCCCGGAGATGTCCGCGCCGTTACGCTTCATCTTTTGATAGATGTCCGCGTTCTGCATGTAGGCCGTGAGCGCCGCCTTGACCTGCATGTCGGTGAACAGGTCGCCCGTCTTCATCGTCTCTTCGAACGCGCGAATCTGCTTCTGACGCTTGGCCGGATCCAGCTCGGCGTTGATCGACTTCGCCGCCTCGGCCAGTTGCCTGGCCTTCGCGGGGTCGACGCGCTCGATGTACGCGCGCGCGAGCACGAACGACGCTTCGAGCGTCGACCAGCCCTTGCCGATCGCCTCCTTCATCTTCGCTTCGTAGTCGACGCCGGCTTTCTCGTAGTTCCGCTTCGTCTCGCCCGAGCCGATCTTCGAGAACCAGTTTTTCAGGTTGTTCGCGGCTTCGTCGGCGTTGCCCGCCGTCTTCATCTGCACCTGAAGCATCGCGCCCAGCTGCGTGACCGAGTCCTGCCCCGTGATGCCGATCTTCTTCATTTCGGCGAGCAGCACCGGGAACCAGCGGGCCATGTCGACCGACTCGAACGAGCCTTCCTTGCCGAGATACGCGATCGCCTCCAGCGCCTTCAGCATCGCGACCGGATCCTTGATGTCCGCGTTCTGCTCCAGCGCCTGAATCATCTTCGCCGTCTCGACGCTCGTCGCACCCTGCCCGATCGAGAACTTCGCGACGGCCGGCGCGAAGCCGAGCGCGCGGTCGAGATCCATGCCGGCCGCCACCATCTGATTGACCGCCTCGGCCAGCTCGTTGCGGTTCATCCCGTTGGCCGACGCATTGCGCCGGATCCGTTCGGACATCGCGCGCTCTTCGCCCGTGCGCGCGATGCCCGCCTTGATCGCGATGTCGCGGATGATCGCCTGATACTGCGCCGACACCATCGTCGGCACCGCGATCGCGGCGGTCAGCTTCATCGAATCGCCGACCGCGCCCCGCATCGCCTCCCGGCCGCCGCTCAGGCGCTCGTGCCCCATCGCGCGCAGATCCAGCCCCCGCGCCGTGCGGCCGAGCCGCGCATACGCGCGATCGAGCCGGTCGACCTCGATGCCCGCGTCACGCAGGGTCCGCAGATTCGAATCCAGCTTGCGCCGGATCGTCTCGGCCGCGCTGTCGCCCGCGCGATGCAGGCGGCGGAACTCGTCCTGCAGCTTGATCGTCTCGCCGATCTGGCGTTGCCACATGCCCTTTTCGGCGGCCGTCTTGCGCAGCCCGACGATCTTCGATTGCGTGTCGGAGATCGCCTTGCCGAACGTCGCGGATACCGCCCCGCCGATCACGATCCCCAACGCGATACCGCGTTCCATATCCGCTCCCTGTCACGTCAATCCGTCAACCACCACACCAGATCCTCAAGCGTCAGGTCATCGATCGCTTGCGGGCTGATCGCGCATTCACGCAGCAGCCGCTTCGCCAGCGCCTTGACCGTTTTGTCGTGCAGCCGCACCAGCGGGTCGAAAGGAGTCGTACGCGCGTTGCATCGCCACGTAATCGGCCATGTCCATCTGTTCGAGCTCGTCGGGCGCGACGTCCGCGAGCATCGCGAACAGCGTGATCTCGCGCAGCTCGTCGTCGTCCTGCGCGCGCTTGCTCGCCGCGCGCACGTCGCGCACCTTCGGGCGGCGCATCGTCAGCGCATCGCGCAGCACGCCGTCGAGCGTAATCGGGTAGCCGAGCTTGATCGTGATCGTTTCCATCGTCGTTTCCTTGCAATGAGAAAGGGGCGCACGAAGCGCCCCTTCGGGTTCAAAGTTGCTTTGCTTCGCTTCGCGTTACATGCCGAGATCGCGCCGCACCTGCGCGAGCTGATCGACGCCGTCGATCATGCGCACGAAGCCGAACACGTCGATCTCGTGGATCGCCGAGCCGGCGATCTCCAGCTTGTAGTAGTTCAGCGACGCGGCGTATTTGATTTCCGCCTTCTCGCCCGACTTCCACGTGCCGGAGTCGACTTCGGTCAGCATCCCGCGCATGTGGACGGCAACGGCTTTCGTGCCGCCCTGGATGTCGCGGAACGACCCGCGAAACGTGGCGTTGAACGCGGTGCCGTCCGCGATCCCGAAGAACTTCAGCACGTCGCGCTCCAGCGTCGGCATCGAGAACGACGCTTCGAGCGGCTCCATGCCCTGATCGGTCTTGATCGCCACGTCCATGCCGCCCGCGCGGTAGTCGTCGGTCTTGATCTTGAGCTTCGGCGGCGTCACTTCGCTCGTACGCGCCGCGAAGCCGCGACCGTCGACGTACATCGCGAGATTGAAAAGTGTTTCCGGAATCAAGGTTCACCTCCTACGATTGGATATCGAGCACTTCCGTCAGCCACTGATTCGTGACCTCGAAACGGAAGATCGGGTTTTCTGCGGGCGGAACGTCGGTGAACCGGATGTTCCAGTACACCTTGCCCTGTTCGAGCTGGCTCGCGCTGTTCAGGCGCGCATCCGCGTAGACCTCGAAGTTGATGATCGCGCCCTGCGTGCGCAGGTCGCGCATGAACGCTTGCAGCCCTTCCGTGACGTCCTGCACGTAGGTCGCGGTGATGCCGCGGTCGACCGCCCACTTGTGGCCGGCCTGCACTGCGTCCATCACGATGTCGAGCGTGCGCACGCGCGTGACGAACGACCATTTCGGATCCGCCGACAGCGTGCGGTTGCCCCACAGGCGAAAGCCGCCGTCGCGGATGATCGTTGTGACGAACGCGTTGTTCAGCAGGTTCGCGCGGCACGTCTCGTCGCCGTCGAGAAACTCGATCGGCCGGCTCGTGCCCGTGATCCCGACGATCTCCTTGTTCGACGGCGACGCCCAAAAGCCGATCGCCGCGTCGGTCTGGCAGAACATGCCGGCCGCATAGGCGGAAGCCGGCGCGTCGACATCGACGTTTGTCGCGGTATCCCAATAGCGCACGCCCGGATCGACGAGATACAGCCGCTTGCTGCCGAAGTTCTTCGCGTACGCGATCGCGGCCTCGTCGTCCGTGTTCGGGCCGTCGAGAATCGCGATCGCGCGCAGCTTGTTCGCGAGCGCGTCGGCCGCCGTCGCGACGGCCTGCTTCGCCGTGTGGCCCGGCGCGATCAGCAGGCGCGGTTGCAGGTTGAACAGCGATTTGCCGTCGAGCAGCGCTTGCAGGCCGGTCCGCTTGCCGGCCGCCGAGACGCCGCCGATCACGTCCGACGCGAGCTGCGCGGCGTCGCCCTGCTTGTCGACGCCGACCGCGACGATCGCCGCCTTGCTCTGCGCGAAGATCGCGCGCGCGGCACAGGCCACGGCGCTATGCTCGCCGAACGCTTCGGCCGCGTCGTGCTCGTTCGTGAGCCGCACTGGTGCGTTCGGCTGCGCGAGATCCGCGCCCGGCGCGTAGGTGTCGACGAGGCCGACCACCGACGACGACGGCACCGCGATCGTACGCGGGCCGACGTCGACGACGGTCGTCGTCACACCGTGATAAAACGAGGTAGCACCCATTCAGGTCTCCAGAAAAGAAGAAGCCGCTCGGGGGAGCGGCTTCGATTGCGAGTGAGTGGCGGTCAGTGAGGCGTCGAGGACGGGGCGGGTTCTTCGGCGCCTTGATGTGCCGCCGCTTCGTCGTCCGTTCGCTGTTTCTCGTCGACGGCGATCCGGATTGCCGCCTCGTCCGGCTCATCCGGCCACGCGTGCGACGCCGGGAACTCGGCCGACTCGACGACGCGCACGAGCGCCATCTGATACGCCGCCCACGCCTCGAACAGCGCACGCTCGAACGCGTCGAGCTGGCCTGCCGTGAGCGCATCGGCCTTGCCGCGATTCTTCGTGCGCGCCGTCTCCATGCGCGCCGTGAAGTCGCTCATCGCGACCTCGCGCTGCTTGCGCGCGACGATCCGCTCGTCGACGCACCATGCGCCATCGCGCCAGATGTGCTCGTCGGACGGGCGCGGCGCGTCGGTTAGCGCCACGTCGTCCGGCCGGACGCCGGCGCGCGTGATCTCGGCCGGCGACCCGCTGTCGGTGCGGTACAGCCGCATGCCGCGATAGTCGGGCAGCAGCACCCATTCGCCGTCTTTCCAGAACGGCCACGTCAGCGGCGGCCGTTCGGGCAGCGGCTCGGTCGTGCAGAACGCCGGCACGAGCCAGCGCGTCGGATTGAGCGGATCGATGTCCGCCAGAAAGCTCACGACGTATTGACCCGTCGCGTTGTCGTATTGATTGCAGAGCATGTGACCTCTTGTTCAATAGGCGCGCAGCATCGCCATCACGGCGACGTTGCGCGGTCTGGATTCGTTGCCGCCATCGGCCGCGACGCTGATCACGTGATCGTGCGCACCCGCGCCCCCGATGCCGACGTTGTGGCCGTGCACCCCTGCTTCACCGAGCCAGATGCCGGTTCCACTCCCGCCGGTATTCCACTGGAACGTCCCGTGTGCGTCGCCACCGCCGCCGAGATACCCCTTTGCGCCGCCGCCACCGGTCCAGTAGTCGATCACCACACCATGCAAGTGGCCCGGATCGTTCACATGATGGTTGTGCTGACCCTGTGAATCCGTCCATGCGCTGTGTGAGTGATCGTCGACCCGGCTCGCGCTCGCGCCGTGCGCATGCGAACGGTTCTGGTCGCCTTCCGCCGTGCCGATCCTGCGGTCGGCGTTGACCCCGCGTCCGTCGTCCCAGCACCGCATGAACTCGCCGCGCAACTCGGGAATCCGGAACGTCGTCGCGCCGTCACCGTCCGAATAGCACCCCCAATTGCCCGCCGACCAATCCTTCTCGGCAACGAGTGCGCCGCTACCCTGTGCATATGCCCACAACGCCGGATAGTCCGCGCGCTTCAGCACCGCGCCGTTGCACTTCAGATAGCCGGCTCGCACGCTCGTGCGCATTTCGAAGACGATCTGACCGACCGCCGTCGTCGAGATCGCGTCGGCGACCCATTGCGTCGTTGCATATCGGTTCGACCGATCGCCGCCCGGCGGATGCACGCCGAATGCCGGTCGATCGAAATAGGTGCCGTCCGGCGCGAAATGCACGATCTGCACCGCATTGCTCGCCACGCCGAAGTGACCGTCGGCGATATGAAACAGGCCGGTATCGGGTGCGCCGTCGTTGCCGAACGTAAGCGACGGCGACCCGACGCTGCCCTCGGACAAGACGATGCGCGTGCCCGGCTCGCAGGTCAGGTCGCCCTTGAGCGTGCCGCCTTTGTTCAGGTCGAGCGGCGTCAGATTCCCTTGATGCCAGACCGGCTTGCCGTCGATACGGAACGTGCGGTCCTCGATCACGTACTGAAACGACCCGATCGTCGGCGACCACCAGCCCACCCCGTACTTGCTGGTGTAGAAATAGCCGTCGAGCGGCCCGAGTCGCAGATGACCTTCGCCCGCCGTCTTCGCGACGGTCAGATCGCCGGCAACGTCGACAGCGCCGCCGAAGGTCGCGCCCGCGCCGTTGCCGTCGACGGACACCTTGCCCGTCTCAAGCGACCACGACAGCGGCCGCCAGTCGCTCCACGAGCCGAGTGGATCACCCTTCTTCGTCGACATCAGATAGACCGACGTGTCGTCGTTGCGCAGGAACGCCCCGTAATCCTTGCCGACGGCGCGCAACTGGCCGCCGTCGCCGCGATCGAGCCCGGCGCTCACGCCGTTGTCGAACGATGCGGAGATCGTCGTGCGCACCTTGCGCAGACCGGCGGCGTCGACCGACCATTCGGCGGCCGGCACGCCCTTCAAAGTCACTTGGACGACGCCCGCCCTCGGCGAGAAAAGACCCGTATCCGGGTCGCCGTCAAAGCCGAATCCGGCATTGCTCGCCGTCCCCGCGCCGACCTTGCCGAGCAATGCGCCTCTCATCGCATCGCCCGCCTTCGATACCTTGTCGCCCCCTTGCCGCTCGATCTCGCCCTTCAAGAAGCGCGTGCGATTGGCGAGCTGCTTCGCTTGCAGGTTGTCGACTCCGTCCGGGCCGCCCATCACCGGATCCGACGTCTCCAGCTGATAGATCCCGTCGTCCCATTGAACCTGTTCCTTCAGGTTTGCCATGCTGCTATCACTCCCCGCGAATATTGGCCGTTGCGGACGGCCGTGCCGTTATGCCGGATCGCGACCGCCGAGTAATCGAGCTTGACCAGTTGACTGCGGGCAGGCGCGTAGCGCTCGATCGCGCGCATCAGCGCCTGTCCTTGGTCGCGCGTGATCGGCCGCTTCAGCTTCACGATGTACTCGGCCCACGCGCTCGCACGCCCGTGCACATATCCACCGTCGCGCGTGATCGAGCCGTCGCGGCGTTTTGCGATCCGCCCTTCCTGTATCTCGATCTCGCCGAAGCCGAGCCGTCTGACGACTTCGCGAATCGCCCACGGCGTGCCCTTCTTTCGGTGCAACTCCAACGAGCCCTTGATCAGCGCACGCCGCGCGTCGTCCGACTCGGCCAGCTCCCAGCCGTCGACGGCGACGGACCACGCGAGCCACGGCAGGAACGCCGCCGGACACCGATCGACGTCCATCAACGTGCGCAGGATCTCGGGATCGACGCTCGGCCGCAGCACGCGCGCGAGCGCGGCTTCGAGCGGCGTCTGATTCGACGGCAACAGCGGTTCACTCATCGAGCACCTTCAGGTTCAGGACGACCGACGTGCAAGCGGCGAATTCCTGTCCGTTGCACGTCACGTCGCCCAACGGGGCTTTCAGGTCGACTCGAACGACGCTGCTGCCGCGCGGATGGAGCGCCCCCGCAATCGCCGATCGCGCCATCCCGAGCTTCAGCCGCCGCGCGGCGTCGACTGCGACGTCGAGATCGCGCCTTCGCTCGGCCAGCACGACAGCCGGATCCGGACCGCGTCCGACATAGACGTCCGCCTCGACCGCGTACGTGATCGGTCGCGCCGGTACGACGAGCACGGTGTCGTTCAACGGCCGGACGTCTTCGGGAGACAGCGCCTTGCGCACTGCGTCGAGTAACGCGTCGTCCGGAACCCCGCCGTTCGACTGCGACATGATCGTCACGCGCACCGTGCCCGGCTCCGGACGATCGACCCACACGTCGAGCACATCGGGCGACGCATCGAGCGCGAGCTTGCGATACGCATCGATCGGTCCGGCGTCGGTCGACGTCTCGATCGCCAGTTGCGTGCGCAACCGGAACCGCTCGTCGCGCTCGTAGCGCGGCGGACGCGGCGGCGTCGCATTCGGATCGCCGGGGTCGACAATCGCTTTCTCGACGCCCCACAGCACGGCGATGTGTTCGAGGTCCGCGCCGGTCGCATAGGCGAGCATCGTCGCCCGCGCGGCATCGATGACGCGCGCGCGGAATCGAACTTCCTCATACGCGGCCAGCTCGATCAGCTTGACGACCGGATCCGATTCGAGCGCCGCGCTCCAGTCGGGATAGATGCGCTTGAAGTAGGCAAGCTTCATCTGATACGCGGCTTCGAAATCGAGCATCTCGACCAGATCGGGCGGATCGAGCAACGACAGATCGATCATCGTCATACCGTCACCTCGAAGATTTCGGCCTTGCCGTCGACGTCGCCGCGAATCTCGAACGTCACGCGCCCGTCGACGACCGCGAGCGCGACCACGCGATCGAGCTTGATGCGCGGTTCCCATCGGCCGATCGCACGCGCGGCCTCGGCCTGCGCCGACGAGATCCACCCGCGCGTGATCGGCAGGTCGACCATCGCCGGGATGTCGGAACCGTATTCGGGTCGCTCGCGCCGTGTGCCTCGACGTGTGCCGAGAATGTCGCCGACGCTCTGCTTCAGATGCGCCAAGCCCGTCAGCGGTGCGCCGGTCCATCGGTCCATCCCGACCAACGTATCGGCAACGCTCATGCTCGATCCTCAAGCCGCTTGAAGTCCGGATGTGCGTCGAGATACTCGACATGCGACGCCGTCTGCGCGACTGCCTCGCCCTTCGAAACGTACAGCATCGAGCCGTCGGGAAAAATGACGACGCGATTACGAAAGCGCGTATCGAGAAACGTCGTGCTCGTCGGCGCGAGCGCTCGCGGACTGTCTTTTTCCATTGCCTTTCTCCAAAAACAAAACCCCGCGATTGCGGGGCAAAGTGGCTTTGTTGACGAACGGGCTACAGCGGCGGCGACACGGGCGCTCCGTCGCCTTGCTCCATGTGGCTGTGCCCAAGGAACGACTTGCCGCCGATCTCGACATCGGCCGTATAGCGAGCGCCGCCGTCGACTTCCACGGCGGGGCCGCCAGCCGCACCCGCCTTGCCCTGCATGCCCCCGTTGAACGTCAGGCGCTGCTCGGTTGTCGTATTCCCCGTGAACGTCGAATCCGGAACGTCGCCGAGCAGCTTGGGCGTGCGCAGCATTACACCGTCCGCGCGTAGCTCAAGCTCGGTGCCGCCGATGCGGAAGACGATCCGCCCGCCCGCCGGCACGTCGATCCGGTACTCATGCGACGCATGGTCGTAGACCTGCGACGCCCCGTCCGGGAAATCGAACGCCGTTTCGTTCGGACTACTTCGCGCGGCCTCGCCGTGCTGCTCCGCGTAGTAGCCGGGCACCGCATACGCGCTCGACAGTTCGCCCGACGACGAGAAAACCGACGCCTGCTCGCCTTCGGACGGCGGACGCCAGAAGCGCACCGCGCCGGCCGCGACCGTGAACCATGGCAACCAGTCGCTGACCCAATCGCCGACGCGCACGCGGCATCGCGGCGGGTCGTATGACACCGCGTCGACCGTGCCTTGCTGCACGATGCAGGCAAGCCGCCGGTCCATCTCGCCGATTTCATACTCGAGCATCGTCACTCCGGAAAGTCGACCGCCGCGTCCTGCGCCGGATCCCAATAGCTGCCCTCGTTGCCCGGCCCCGTCGACGGGTCAACGCCCCATACGAGCGTGCGGCCGTCCGGGATCTCTTCCAGCTCACCGCCGATCCCGAATTCGTGCGTCCATTCGACGAGCCACACGAGGTAAGTGTCGAGCTGCGGCCGGAACGGGTCTTCACCAACCTGCACCACCCTACCGGGCGCGATCGGCAAGCCCCACGTCTGCATGTGAACCGCGAGCGCCAGACGCGCGGCAGCCTCGCGCACGTGCAGCTCGTGCCCGGCGCCGAACGGATCGACGATGATCCGCGCCTGCATGCGCCCGATCAGAGAGACGCTGCCGCTCCCGTCGTCGTGTCCGGGTTCCATCTCGGCCAGTTCGACCGCGATCAACGGCGTCTGAATCTGCGAACCGATCTCCGGATACGCTTCGATCCGTTCGAACATCGGCAGCGCTTCGCGCAGGCCCTTCACGATCGCGTCGTGTAGCAATTTGAGGTTATCGAGCACGTCCCATCGCCTTCTGTAGTTCGTAGTTCACTTCCTGCCGCAGGATCGTCAACAGCCGTTCCTCGCACGCCTTCGCCGCGCGGCGAAACGCCGGGTCGCCGGTCTGCTGCCATTCGACCGTGACGATCCGGTACGGCGTGCGCGCCTTGCCCACGCGCTCGAAGATCGGCCCGTTCGGCTTGCGCGTCGTCTGCCGCCATGCGCCCTGAAACGACGTCCGGCCGGCCCGCATGCCTTTCTTCGTCTTCACGACCGAGCCGAGGCGGTGCGCCTCGATCGGGTTCAGCCCGAGCCACACCTTGCCGGTATCGGCCGAACGCAGGAAGAAGTACATCCGGCGGCGGATCGCCTTCTGCGGGATCCGCGTCGCCGCGCTGACTTCCTTCGCGGTCTGGCTCTTGATCCATGCGCCCGTCTTGCGCAGCGTGCGCCGCCACGCGCCTTGCATCGCGGATCGCGACAAGCCCTGCAAGACGGCCGTGACCGCACCGATGTCAATTTCGACTTTCAGTTGGTTCATGTCATTGCAGCACCAAGATCGTCCAACCCGTGCCGTCCGGCTGCGCCTCGACGACGCGATAGCGCCCGCTGCGCGCGACGACGATGCTGCCCGGCCGAATGCCGACGGCGTCTTCGTCGATCACGTGCAGCATGGGCGCAACGAGGTTCGTGCGTTGCGAGCCAAGATCGGGGCCGAGCCAAGGCGTGTTGAACATGCCGCGCACGGGACGGCCGTCGACGACCACGTCGTCGTCGCCCAGATCCCGCAGCACGGCGGCGTCGACGTCCGCTATCAGGTCGCGAAACGCCATGTCACGCCTTCAGGCGGATGCACGCACGCGGGCGCGTGCAGAGGTGGATCGGGTTCGACTGCGCCTCGATCTCGACACCCTTGTTGAACGGCATGACTTCCTGCCGCGCGTAGTACGGCAGGCCGATCGTGTTGACCGCGTCGACGTAGTCGCCGGGCGCGAAGCGCGAGATGAACAGATCCGGCACGCCTTCCGGCACCGCATACGCTTCGTCGTCGCCGACGAACGGGATGCCGCCGACCTTGCCCCGATAGCGCTCGAACACGATGCCGTCCAGTTCGATCGCCCCGCGCGGATCGCCGCGCAGCGCCGCTGCCGCCGCCGTGTTCAGGAACGTCTCTTTCACGGTCGGCAGCGTCAGCAGCTTGCGCCAGAAGTTGCGCCCGCAGAACGCGCGCACGCTCGAAAACGGCACGTTGCCGAGCGCGTCCTCGATCGCTTCGAGCGTATCCTCGTTCTTGATCCGGATTTCGGTCTTCGCGTTCGACAGCTCGTATTCGATGACCTGCTGCTCGATGCCGAAGCTGTCGAGCAGGTTCGCGACGACCCGCTTGCCGTCCGCGTCGAGGATCACGCCGCGCACCGCGCCGAGACGGTGATACTCGTGCGTCGCGTCGATCTGGCGGCGCATCTTCGCAAGCCGCTTGTCGACGTAGCGCTGCACCGTCTCCAGTTCGGAGTCGTCGCCGAACGCGCGCAGGTTCTGGATCTCGTCCGCCTTGATGACCGCGCGCTGCGGCAGGTGGACGGTGTTGAACGGAATCAGGCTCGGCTTGCTGCCCAACACGTTCGGCGCGGGCGAGCCACGCACGCCGGCCGCCACGAGCGCGAGCGTTTCGCCGTCGCGCTCGATCTGCACGGTCGTCGTCGTGATGCCTTCCTCGTCGAACAGGCCCGACTCGCCGAGGCGGCCCGGCATGTGCGGCTGCTCGTTGATCGACGCGGTCAGGGACGACAGCGAGAACGCGTCGTCGTTGAAGATTGCGATGTCTGCCATATGCACTCCAGAAATGAAAAAGCCGCGCATCGGCGCGGCTTCGGGATCGGGGGATTCGCTGCGATCAGCGGATGACGATGTGGTGCGAGGCCAGATCGTCGCGGGCGGGCACATCGAGGCCCGCGAGCAAGCGCGCGTCGACTTCGGCGAGCCGCTTGATCGCAACCGCCGGACGCGGCTTGTCGGACGCCGGCAACGGCGCGTACAGGATGCCGACCGCGACTTCCGCGCCGGTATTCGCGGCGTTGTCGTACGGCGCGTATTCGCCCGTGCCGATCGTGCCGAGCACGCAGCCGGACGGCAACGCCGGACCGGCCGCGACCGTGATCGCATCGCGCGAGATCTGGCCGGGGCCTTCCGAGATCAGAAATTCGGCGGGCAACACGCCCATCGTCTTGATGTTGGACATTCAACGCTCCTTTCAGCGATGCAAAGTTACTTGGCCACGCGGCGGGCCGCGTAGATGTCGGACGTCCGCACGGCACGGCTACGCGCCTGCGGAACGGTTTGCTGCGTCGGATCGGGCCGGCCGTTGACACGGGACTGCGACGCCGTGATGCGCTCGAACAGCCGCGCACGCACCTGATCCGGCGTCAGGCCGTCGCCGACATACTGCGCGGTCAGGTCCGCTTGATTCGCCGCGAGGCAGATGCCCGCGATGTCGGTCGCGTTGCGGATCGCGCGATCGACCGTCTCGCGATCGCGCAGACCGGTCGACGCGATCACGCCTTCCGCGCATGCGACGAGATTCGCGTCGCGCAGCGTGTTGAACACGTGCGCTGCGAGCGCCGTGACGTCGGGCGCTTGCGGCTTCGGTGGGGGCTCCGGATCGGGCTCCGGATCGGGCGTCGGATCGGCCGGCGGGGCGGCCGGCGGGGCGGCCGGCGGAACAGTCGGTTGCGCCGCCGCTTGGTCGGCCGAATCGAGCAGCGTGCGCACGTGCTCGGGAACGGCCGAGAAACGCGCGAGAAGCGGCGCTGCGCCGGCCGACGCCGCGAGCTTGACCGGGGCCTCGATCACGTCGCAGAAGCCCTTCTCCTTCGCCTCTGCGGCCGTCATCCATGTCTCGGCATCCATCATCGCCCGCACGTCGTCTTCGGACAGACCGCTGCGTTGCGCGTACGCCGCCAGAATGCCGGCGCTCGCACTGTCGAGCAGGTCGGCGACGCGGCGCATGTCTTTCGATTCGCCGGCCGCGACCGTGTGCGGATGGTGGATCATCAACAGCGCGTTCTCGGGCATCTCGATCTCGTCGCACGCCATCAGCACCAGCGACGCGGCCGACGCCGCGATCCCGTCGACGCGCCCCTTCACCTTGCCGGCGTAGCGGCGCAACGCGTTGTAGATCGCGAACGCGTCGAACACGTCGCCGCCCATCGAGTTGATCGCAACCACGATCGACGACGCGTTCGTCGCGACGGCGTCGAGCTGCGACACGAAGTTCTGCGCGTCGGTGCCCCAGAATCCGATGTCGCTATAGATCCGGATTTCGACGACCTTGTCGCCGCCGGCCGCCGCTTGCGCGCGGATGTCCCACCATTTGCGGTTTCGTTTCATTCCCCGTCCTCTTTCAAATCACTGCCTTTGCCGTCTTCGGTCGCGAGCTGCGTGTCGTAACGCAATCCGAGCTGCCGCTCGCGTGCGAGATCCGCCGCGTTCTCCGCGTCGACCTGTTCCGGATCGTCGCCGCGCGCGAGCACCGCGCCCGTGCGGCTCGCGAGGCCCGCGCGGATCTCCATGCGCTTCGCCGTGACATCCTGCACCGGGTGGATGTACGGCCAGCCCTGCGGCACCCATCGCACACGCAGGTAGTCGCGACGCCTGCGGTAGTAATCGGGCATCGGCATCGCGCCCGACAGCGCGCACGCGTCGACCCACCAGCGCCAGACCTTGCGGCAGAACTGGTGAATGAACACGTTCCATTGAAGCTGTTCCACCGTGCGGCGGAACTCGTTCAGGATCACGCGCAGCACGCGGTCGTTGACGTCGCGCAGGTCGCCTGTCAGCACCTCGTACGGCATGCCGACCGACGCGGCCGCCGCCATCAGCTGCTGCCGCATGAACGGCGCGTAATCGTTGCCGGCTCCGGGCGGGTCCGCAAACGTCACGGTCTCACCGGACGCCAGCTCCTGCATCCCGCCGGGCTCGAGCGAGACGACCGGCGAGAATCCGTCGTCGTCGTACTGCACCGCCGCGCCGGAAACCGGATCGCCCATCGGCCCAAGCTCGGCCTGCGGCTTCACGATGAAGCCGGCAAACAGGTTGCTGACCTCTTGCCGGAACAGCACTGCGTCGTCGAAGTTGTCGAGCGAGTGCAGCCGAAGCAGCACCGTCGACAGCTCGGGCACGCCGCGCACCTGCCCCGGCCGCAGCGCGAGGAAGACGTGCGCGATCTCGTCGGCCGGCACGCGCACCGTCCGCGTGCTGTCGCCTGTCTGCCGCCCATACTCGCCCGGATGCCGGGTCAACAGGTGATAGGCGACACGGCGGCCGTCGTCGTCGAACTCGACGCCGTTGATGATCTCGCCGTGAGGCAGGCGCGCGTTCTTGTTCACCGGCAGATGGTCGCCTTCGAGCAACTGCACCTGTAACGGCACGGCCAACCCGTCGCGCGGACTGCGCAGCCGTCGGCGCACGAGTACCTCGCCGTCGCTGAAGAACGCGCGCGCGGCGAGTGTCTGCAAGCCGGGCATGTCGAACAGCTCGTCGGCGTCGATCTCCTCGGCGCTGTCGTCCCAAAGCTGCTTTTGCTGCCTTCGAACGGCATCGTCAGGATGCTTCGGATGCGCCTGAATGCCAGAGCCGATCGTGTTCGACACGAGCCGCGCGATCGCCGTCTTCGCCCACGGATCGTTCCGGATTGCGTCGCGCGCGCGATGCCGCATCAACGACAGGTTCTGCACCGCCGCCATGTTCGGTCCGGCGCTCGACGCCTTCCACGACTTCGCGCGCGCGCCTCCCGCGCTCGCCGACTCGTACGCCGATGCCTTCAGGCGCGTCGGCATCACGAAGCCGCGTTGCGCGAGCGCCGGATACGGGCGACTCATCGAACCCCCTTGCCCGCATGCCGCAGCCGGACGATGCGCGAGCGCCCGCTCGCACCATCGAGCGCGCGAATGATCTCGGTTTGCGCCTCCCGCAGCTCGAAAATCGACCGGTACTTCACACGGCGATCGGCGTATTGCACTTCCAGCTCGCCTTTCGCGATCGCGGACTGGATGCGCTCCAGGTCCCGCTTCGTGTATGCCATGGGTTCCTCCTAGCGACGCGTCAGGTAGGCCGAACGGCCCATGCGACGCCCCTGAATACGAGAAACCCCGCTCGGTGGCGGGGTTTCGATGGGTTTGGTTGTCTGCGGATGCGGTCGCGGTTGCTCGGCCGGATCCGGTTCGCCGGGCGCATCCGGCAGCACCTCGACCGGCAGCGCCGACGGCAGCGCGTCGAGCACCGGCACCGCCTCGAACAGCGACACCTGCGACAAGCGTTGCTGCTCGACCTGCCAATGCATCTCCGTCATCAGATGCGTCTTGACGCTGCGCGCCGCATGCAGCGCGTACACCTCACAGTCGAGCGCCTCGTTACGCGCGCCGGCTTTCTTCTGCCACACGCGCTTGGTCCCGATGCGGGCGGGCACCTTGACCTCGGCCGTCAGCTGCGACAGATAATCGGAACGGACATCGCGATACCAGTGCATGCGGCCCGGTCCGTCGCCGTCCAGCTTGAGCCGGTTGTCGAGAATCAGATCCTTGGCCTTGCTCACGCCGACCATGAACGGCCGCAGCCCGTACTTCGCCGCCTTACTGTTGTTCCGCGTCGAGTCGACCGACGCGCGCGGCGTACTGAAGATCTCGGCGTTGGCATCCGTGCTGCCCTTGATCGCCATCACGTTCAGCCCCTGCCGCTGCGCCGCGCGCACATACTTGTAAACCGCATCGGACGTCGAGCCGTCCGACGAGTCGATCGACATCGCCCGGACCCGCGCCATGCCGCCCGCCTCGTGACGATAGGCATGCGTGAGCAGCGTCGTGAGCGCGCCCCATACACCGCCCGTCAGCGGATCCTCGCCTTGGTCGAGCACGTTGCCGTAGATCTCGTCCCACGCGATTAGCCAGCTCTCCTCGCCGCGCCCCCACGCGCGCAGCACGATCGCGATGCGGTCATGCTGGACGTCGACGCCGAGCGTCAGCAGCAAGCCGCCCATCGGCACCGTGAACGCCGGATACGGCATCGCGCGCTCGGCGAGCGCATCGATTTCCGGAAGGTCGCTCTTGTACTTGTACGGCCGGCCCTGCGAGTTGTTCACGAACGAGCGCATCTTCGTGTCGTCGCCGGTACGCAACGCCTTCTCCGCCGTGAGCCACTTCTTGACCAGCTCCGACATGCGCGAGCCGGGAAACGGCGACACCAGTTCATTCAGCCGGAATCCGGCGACGCCATAAAACGGCGCGGTCGCCACCCATCGGCCTCGGCGCACGGCGCGAATGCGCATCGAGTCGTCCCACAACGTGCCGCAATGCGGGCACGTGTATCGCGCCGATTCGGGTCGAGCGCGGCCGAACACTTCATGCGCCACGTCGGCGTCCTCCGTCCACGTGACGTTCTCCCACGTCAGCTCGTGCTCGTCGCCGCAATCCGGGCAAGGCACCAGATAGACGCGCTGATCCGACGCCACGTATGCCTGCTGAATGCGCGAGAAGCCGTCGACCGTCGGCGTGCCGCCGAAGATCACCTTGCGCCGGCTGTCCGAGTAGCTCTTGTTGCGCTCTTCCAGCAGCGTGATCGAATCGCCCTGCTCGCGCACGTTCTGGTTCGCGTCGTCCGGCTCCTCCACCGCGACGACGGGCGCGGGCGTCGACTTGACGTCGTCCGGCGCGTTCGACGTGATGAACTTCAGGAAACCGCGCGGGAAGGTCTTGTGATCCCACAGGTTGTTCTTGTCGCGGCTCGCGTGTACCGGAAGCTTCGCCGAGAGACGCGGCGTCACCTCGACCATCGGCTCGAATTTTTCGAGGTTGAACTTCTTCGCCGACTTCTCTTTCGCGAACATCACGATCATCGGGCACGGGTCGACGTCGATCCGCCGGCCGACGTAGTTCAGCAGCACCCCGTCCGTCCATGCGACCTGCGCCGACTTCATGCACACGACCTTCTGCACGCGCGGATCGTCGAGCGCCGCGTGCATGCCGAACACCCACGGCGTGATGTTCGGGTTATAGCGGCCGGGGCTCGCGGACGCCTTCGCGCTCATCCGACGATGCTTGCGCGCCCAGTCCGTCGTCCCGATCTTCTCCGGCGGACGCAGCAGCTGCGCGATCCGCCGAATCACCGCCCGAACCGTCTGAGTCGTATCCAGAAAGCTGTTCAAGACACCCATACATATGCTCGTTCAACCATTCGAGGTCAATTTCCACGTCATACAGCGTGCGCAATTCCTGCACCAGCTTGTCGGATAGCGCCAGCAATTCCGTCTGAAAGGCACCGACCATCTGGCCATATGCCTGCTCAAGCTGCGCTGCGTTGACCAGCTGCCCTTTCTTTTCGGCCAGCGTCAGCAGTTTGATTTCGCGATCGACACGTTCGGTCATCGCGCGTTCGGCCACGAGATCAATACCGGTTTCGCTTGCGCGACCGGCGGCCATCTCTCGCAAGTGCCGAAGGTAAACCGTGCGGATCTCATCCATCGACGCCGTTCGATAATCGATGTCGAGTCGTTCGACAAGACGCGAGACCGTCGACCGCTCGAGGTCAAGGTGTTCGGCGATCTGCTGTTGGGTCAGCATGTGAATGTGCCCCCCTATAGAGATTCAACAGTAGAGAAAAAACGCGGGTGCGCGCCCCCGCATGACCTGAGGGCCGGAGGGTCCCCGTCCTGCTCAAAAAATAGGCAAATCGGGCACCCCGCCCACCCCTGCGGCCCTGAAACCCTTGTCTGGCGGGGGTTTCAGCCGAATGCCGCGACCTCCGCGACGCCCCCTTCGGGAGCGCGGTCCCGCGCCCACATGACGCGGTCGATTGCGTCGTCCAACTGGAGACAGCGGACGGTCACACCGCCGTCGCTCCGATCCTCATCCCACGCCGACCACAACTCGCATGGGCGGGCGTCCGCAGATTCGATGTGCATTTCTGCGCCTCAATGCAAAAAGCCCCGAGGGCTTTCGCACTCAGGGCTTTGGAATTCATTTCGTAGGGGCGAGCGCCCCCACACGACCTAACGGGCTCCTCGTATCGTTGTTTTGTCCCGAGAGGTTTGCACGACTCACGCGCGGTGCCAGCGAATATCCAGTGACGCGGTAAAGGATGTGCGAAGTTTACGCGATCCGCTCTTGGAATGGAAGACGTTTCATTCTCGCAATTGGCAGCGCAACGTGTCAGACACTGAACCATTGACCGCGTCGAGCAGCCCGAGCATGTCGTGAAAGCGCCAAGACCAATTGCGCCGATACTCCTTGAGTGTCACACCGAGCGCCTGCGCGCGCGCCGCTTCTTCGATCGGCCGCTTACCAGCCCCGCCACAATCAGGGCAAATCTGCCGCCCATGAATAGTTGTAGGCGCAGCGATCTGCACGCGCCCCACACCGCGGCAAACGTCACATCCTTCGTACTCCCTGAATACCAGCGGTCCGTTACGACCGTGAAAGAACGGAATCCGCTCCTCCGCAACACATACCTTCCCGCGCCCTGCGCAAACGAGGCACCGCATCGTCGCCTTCGGCTGTTCGGTTGATCGCCGAACAACGCCACGGCCTTCGCACGTCACACATTGATCGTTGACCCACTCGTCGAGCAACCGCAGCGCGAATCGTTCGATCACATCTACTTGCGCACGCTCGACCGCATTACCGGCGCGTTGTTCGCGACGCTCGTCACGCTTCAATCCGGTGAATTTCCCGCGTTTGAAGCGCCCCGAGGTTCGCATCATCTGCGCCAACAGCAGCATCGCGCGTCGAATCATTTCGGGCTTCGCCTGCTGCGCGACCTTGATCCGAACCAGCAATCGACCGAGATCGTTCGCAAAGGCGAGTGCGCCCAAAGTAACTTTCGGATCGGCAATCGGGTCGGTGAACTGACCACGCACGCTCATCGCGACTCCCGCCCGCTCCATCAGATCCATCATCGCTTTCTCCTTAACGTCCTAATGTCCCAATGTCCCAAGGGAAAAGGCTTGCAGGGGCGCGCGCGCCCGCGACATGCGCCGCTCACGTCGCGCATGTCGCGCGCCCGCCCCCGCACACGAAGCCGCGCTTTGGGACGTTGGGACACGGGACGGCCACGGCGCGCCAAAGCAGGCAACACAGCGCGCCGCGAACAACATCGCAGCGCGCCGAACGCGATCAAAGCGGGCTGTCGTCATCGCCTGCCGTGACCGCTTCGAGCGCCGCTTCCGGCTCCTGCTCCTCGCGCACGTAGTACCAGCCGCGCGAACCCGTCGACTCACGCTTGCGCACCCACCCGAGGGACTTCAGCGCCTTACCGATGCGGCGCTGTTCCGCGAGCGTCCATTTCGACGTGTCGAGCTTCAGGATGTCGGCCAGAATCGCCTCCATCGTCGTGTGCGACACGTATTCCAGCGCCTTCGCGATCTTGTCCTCGTACACGTCGCCTTCGTACCGCTCGGCCTGCTCGATCTCGAACAGCGGGCGCTCCTGCTCCGTCACGTGCCACACGACGCCCGCGCGGTACAGGAGGACGGCCTCGGCCCACAACTGATCACGCACGCGCGCAATGCCGTCGATATCGACCAAGCCGCCCACACGCAAAGGCCAGTAGCGCCGGTTGCCCGACTCGTCCTTGAGGTACGTATCGAAGTTGACGGAACCCGCGAAAACGCACTGACGCGGCACATCGGTCGCCCGCTTCCCGTAGAAGTTTCGGAACCGGTCGACGGCCGTCGCGAAAAAGCTCTTGACCGCCGACGAGTCCGCTTTGTTCAGCGAATCCAGCTCGATCACCCACTTGCCCGCCATCACCGCGTACGTGTCCTTGTTGCCGATCTGGATCGGCGTGTCGGTGAACCATTGCGCGCCGGCCAGCACCTTAAGCGCCGTCGACTTGCGCGCCCCCTGCTTGCCTTCGAGGATCAGCACGTTGTCGACCTTGCAGCCCGGCTGCATCACGCGCGCGACGGCCGCGATCATCCATTTCATGAAGGCCAGTTGCACGTACTCGCTGTCGGCCACGCGCAGATACGTCGACGGCATCGCGCGCACGCGCGGCACGCCATCCCATTCCAGCCCCTCCAGGTATTCGCGAACGTCGTGAAAGTGCGTTGCGTCCGCGACCAGCAGCACCGCGTTCATCACGATATCCGTGCGCACCGAGATGCCGTACCGCTGCGACAACCAGAGCACGCAGCGCTGATCGTCCATGTCCGTCCATTCACCCGTGGCGCCCTGCGGGAACGGCGGGGCCTTGCGCTTCATCACGCGACCGCCGAAATCGTCCTGCTCGATCACGCCCCGCCATGCCTTGTGATTCGAGAGGATCAGGTGGACATTGCCGAGCGTCGGCAGCAGCGTGCCCTTGTCCGACCGCGCGAGATCCTGCTCCCACGTGTGCGCGCCATTCTCAGCTTCGCGCCCGTCCCATGCCGGCTGTTCTGCGGCAGCGGACGTCGCGGCGGACATCTGTCGCTCGGCATCGACCGCGGCCGGGCGAACGTCTTCGTTTGCCGGCGCGAGGACCGACAGGATCGCCGCCTGCACCCGCCGCGCGACGGCGTCCAACCCTTCCTCGACGTGCAGATCGTTGAAGTCCGTGAGCTTGCGCTCGCCGCGATCGGCGAACGTCGGATAGACGACGCTGACGCCAGCGATCTCGGCAGCCGCTTCGTACGCCCGTTTCAGGCCGGCGTTCTCGAAGCGTTTGCGCCGCTGCGGCAGGACGTCGTTGCCGTACGTCACCTCGACGTAGGCCGCGCCGTTGCCGTCGACGCGACGATACGCTGCAACCATGTACCACGTCTTCTTAGCCTCGATCCGGATCGGCGCAGCCTCGAACGGCAGATCGCCCCGAAAGTCGAACTCCTCCGCAAGCCAGTCGCGCATCCGCTGCTCGATCTTCCAGTCGTCGTCCGCGCAGATCAGCACGTGCGCGTTCGGATGCGCGTCGCGCAGATAGCGGGCGGTCGACGGGATCCCGCCCGCATCAAAGCAGACGCAAAGCGCGAACGCTTCGGCCGTCGCCATTCGCACCGACCGGCCGGTTGCATAGCCTTCGGCGATCATCACAAGTTGGTCGTCCGGCTTCACTTCGCCGAGCAGGCAGGCCGCCCCCTTCTTCTCCATGCCCTTGTTGAAGCGCTTCGCGCCGTCCGGCGTGATCTTCTGAAGCCCCACGAGCCGCGCCTCGTCGCCGTACTGATACATCGGCACGAAGATCGTGCCGTCCGAATCGAACCGCACGCCTTCGGCCGTCACATGCTTGCGCTCCAGATAGGCCGACACGCCTCGTTCGCTCGCGCGCGCCCATTGATCGCACGCGCGATTCGCGGCCATTCGCGCCGCACGCACCGAGCGCTCCGCTTCCGCCCGCTCGGCGGCCTCTTGGCGGCGTCGCGTCTCCGCGAGCGCTTCCTCGCTCAGCGGCGCACCGTTCCACTGGAATCGCTCCGTGCCCGGATCGTCGCCGGAGAAGTGACCGAACGTGCCCGTATAGCCGATCACCGCGCCCTTGCTGACGACCTCGCGCAACTGATACCAGTATTTCTTGCGCGGGCCGTAGCGATGATGCTTGCCGTCCGCGACCGGGTGGCCGGACGGCAGTTCCGGATGATCGGCGTTACAGAGTTGCTGGACGATTTGATCGAGCGTCGACATAGGGATATTCACCTCTTGAAAGCAATCCCTCGCGCGCTGTCGATGGCGGTCAAAATCCGCGCTTTTCCGGCGGCGTCATGTAACGGCGGCATGACACAAGTTTCAAAATCGACGTTGCAGGAGCGACGAACCTGTCGGAAGCGGGATATTGACGCGGGGCGCGACGTAAGGAGCCCGTAGGGCGACTGGAGGCGCGCCCCGCGTCG